CAAAAAATAAGAAATAAAAGAACGTACTACTACCCTGAAAGCAATTCAGATAAATTTTTAGAATGCTTAAATAATAAGACTACAGATCCTTCACTTAATATCAACCAGAGAAAACTTCTTGCTCTAGGGTCTAATGTTAAAGATCAAATCTGGTTAACAAACTCAGAGAATATGGTACTATCTGATAAACATCCAGATAGGACTTACAATACCATTGTACTTCCAGCAGCAGGATTAAAATTTTTAGAACCATTTAAAAGTAACCTCTTAAGGGAAAACGGAAAATTAATTATCTACGATTTTAACAGTAAAAGTTTAGAATGGATTAAATTAATAAAGAATTCTACTGAAACAGATATAGAGGAACTAATTAGAACTTTTGAACATAGGTCTCAATTTCAAATATCAGGTAAGAAAGTATTCGCATACTTACCAGAAGAAACATTCACTGAGGATTTCCATAATAACATTAACGAAAGTTATAAACATTTTGGAGGTATAGAGAAGACAGTAGAGTACCTTAAAGCCTTTAGGGCAGCAAATGTTGAATTTACTACGATCGACCTAATTAACGACCCGACAGAATTAACTAGTAAGATTGAAAGTAAAAATGCATTTATTAATATTTCTAATATTTATGCTACAGATTTTACTAATACCTTTGTAACAAGAAAAAAATTAAAAGAAAGTTTCTATATACTACAAAGACATCTACCACATGATACAATATTAACAGGGTTTACTCCCGAATCTGAATATCTAGATGAACCAGTCTTTGATGAAAACGAACTAAAAAGAACAAATGCTTTAGAAAATTTATCTGGAGACAGGGATCAACTTATAGTTAAACACATAATGAAGGTTGATAAAGAGAAAAAAGATTCTCTAGGGCATGCATCAGCTCATATTGGACGTCCCGGTAATGTAAAGTACCACGATTTTGAAGAACCTGTAGCTCTCAGAGATTTTACTCCAAGCAACGGTAAAGAAAGGTTAGTCTTTACAATCTGCCCATCCTGGGGAGTAATTTTTCCTCCATATGGACTCTCTAAAATTGTAGGAGCTGCAAGAAAAGGAGGGTATGCATGTAAGGTATATGACTTAAATGTACAGTTATATCATAACTTACTCAAAAGAACAGGTCAAGACTACTGGGCTTCAGAGAAGTTTTTCTTTTGGGAAGACAAATGGTTTTTTAATGAATACCTATTAAAAGAAATTGAGGAGTACCTACACGCAGCAGCAGTTAAAATGCTTTCTGATAAACCTACTATGATAGGCCTTAGTCTATATACTACTAATGCCAATGCTAGTTTAGTACTAATAGAAAAATTAAAAGAATTAGACCCAGACGTCATTATTATAGCAGGAGGACCCGCAGTAGCCACAGAAGAGAACATGATGAAAACTCAATTTGCTAAGTACGTTAGTTACTTCTTTAAAGGAGAATCAGAAGAAAGTTTCTTAGAATTTTTAGATAATGAAGTATTTAAAGAGACCCTTCCACTAATGGGTAAAACTATAGGTAGCACAGATAGTAGACTAAGCCTTGATGATCAAGCTTATGCTGATTTTCAAGATTATGACCTTACTTCATACCTACATCAAGACGGTATTAGCATAGAAACCTCAAGAGGATGCGTTGCTCAATGTAGCTTCTGCGCAGAGACTTATTTCTGGAAATTTAGATCAATGGCACCAGAACGTACAGTTGAAGAAATGAAACACCACGTAGAGAACTACGGTGTTAAACGTTTTTGGTTCGTCGACAGTCTTGTTAATGGAAATATTAAAAGTTTTAGACAGTTAGTCGATCTTATTATAGCTAATAATTTAAATATAGGGTGGAATAGCTATAGCAGATGTGACGGTAGAATGGATAAAGAGTTTTTAGATACGGTAGCAAAATCTGGATGTACAGCACTTAGCTACGGAGTAGAATCAGGCAGCCAGAAGGTCTTAAACGATATGCGTAAGAAAATACAAATATGGGAAATAGAAAATAACCTTAGGGATACTTACAATACCGGCACTATATTTACACATGTAAACTGGTTAATTGGTTTCCCAACAGAGGAGTACATTGACTACTACCATAGTAATATACTAATATATAATACAAGAAACAGTATACATGAACTATCACCTGGTATGGGATGTGGCCCAAGTGCTTTAAGTGACTTACAGGAAAGGTTTGCAATTTACGATATAGCTTGGAAAGAGAAAGTATGGGATAATCAATTTTTAGGGGATTGGTATACCACAGGTTACCGTAATACTAAGATGACAAGATTTATAAGAGTTAAAATGTTTCATATCTGGATGGAAATCCTCAATGCATTTACTGAAAGCAAAGTAAGTAATTCTCAAAGGCATGGTGATATCCAAGATTGCTACACCTTTAAGACCTTAGGAAACTTTGAACATCCAGATTATATTCCCCAAGAGGATAACTTAAATTTTGCTCTTATTAAAGAAGTTCCATCATACTCAGCTCAGAGTCTTTACCTTTCTAATGAATACTTTTCAGTTATATATGGTCTTTACCGAATATTTAACTCTTTTGAACTGGTAATAAATTTTGAACCAGAAAAAGATATTATGTCTTGGGGGAGTATTGCAACAAATTATGCAAGTAGTATGGAAGTTAGAGTAGAATCAGACGGTACATTTAAATTTAACCTATATCATAAGTTTAAACATAAAGGACAAACTCCTAAAATGGAAGATATACTTAAATGGGAAAGAGATAATGAACACGGAGATTTAAGTTTTCAAGATACTATTGAACTTCAGGGTAATATAACCTCAGTAGAAGTAGACAAAGTAATTACTAAACCTACAATACATGAAATGTACCGTAAAAAGGATAGACCGGTAACATTAACACAGAGTAGAGTACCGCCTATTGAACTACCTAATATCGTAATAGAATAAATGAAGGATTTTAAGAATAAGATTTTATTAGTAAATGGATGCAGTCATACTGCAGGCTCAGAAATGGAATATGTTTATCAACCAAATTGTTACCATAAAGCATGGCCTAAACACTTAGGAGACCTATTGAAAGTAAAAGAGGTAGTAAATATTGCCCAACCCGGCGCTAGTAATGATACTATCTTCAGAACCACTCAAGATTGGATTATTGATAATGTTATACTAGGAGAAGAAAAAGATTTTGATTCAGTACCGGAACAAGGTAAAAACGCAGAATCTAGGAAACCGAAATATCTACCAGAAGATATTATTGTAATATTATTTTGGAGTGGTGTAGATAGGTATGAAGTATACGTTCCTAAAGACGAAAGTAAACCTGAAGGTCTGGATCAACTTTACCCACATAACTCACTCATATCATTATCACCTGCGTTGGATACTAATCGCTTAGAAAATTTAACTCCTGAGTATATACTAAATTTAAGTGAATTAAAAAAAGCAAAAGTTATGTTATTTGATAACTTATTCAGTGACTATATTATGCTACAGAAGATAGTAAGTATGAATCACTGGCTAAAAAGTTTAAATATACAAAAGTATCATGGAAATACTATAAATAGTTTACCCGGTTTTGATTATATTCCTAAAGCCTATGCTCACCACCCGATTAAAAAAACTTATATAAACCTATTAAGGATGTATAGAGAAGATAGTAAATACCACTATGCATTTTTAGATCACGATAGGTCTTTTTATGGACATATGAAACAAAACCCAGATATGAAGATTTCTGAACATGCAAAAGATCATCACTACGATGAAAAAGCACATAAACACTGGGCAACAAAAGTATATGACTTCTGGTTCAATCCTATCTTAACAGAAGATAAAGAAGAACACTACCATAGCAACCAATGTTAAATAACAAAAGAGTTTTAAACCAATTTAAATTAATAAACAATGCCGGATTTTATAGTAAGTAAACCAATAATAGCACAAATCAAACAATTACAGATAGATCAAGGAAAATTACAACAAGATTTCGGTAACCTATACGTACAGGAAATTACACTAAAAGAAAGAAAAGAACAAGCTGAAAATATACACAAGCACTTAAAGAATAAAGAGGTGGAATTAGCTGAATTACTAGAATCGACTTACGGTAAAGGACAGTTAGATTTAGAGAATGGAAAATATAATACTATTGAGTAACTTTTACGCTAATTAAAACATATTTATATTAGTAAAAGAGTCATTAGTTATTTTAGGCTGTTTTCGATATATAGACGATATTTATAATAGACTCATAATTTTAACATACAAAACATGGCAGAAGCATTAATCTCACCAGGTGTACTAGCACGCGAAAACGATGTATCATTTATCGCACCATCCCCAGTAGAAGCTGGAGCAGCGTTCATTGGTCCATCGGTAAAAGGACCCGTAGAAGTTCCTACACTTGTAACATCATACGGTCAATACCAAAGACTTTTTGGTACGACTCTTAAATCTGGCTCTAATAACTACGAATACCTTACTTCAATTGCAGTTAAATCTTATTTTAACCAAGGCGGTAACACAGCGGTAATTACTAGAGTAGTAACTGGTTCATTTACATCAGCAACCAATACTACTATAACAGCACAGACAGCATCAATTACTAACCCTTTTACCTTAACTACTCTAGGTAGAGGTACAATTTACAATGCAGAAGCAGGCACAGGAACAACTCACCAAAATAGTGATGGTTCATTAGTAACTGGTTCAGCTGACAACCTAAGATGGGAAGTATCTAACGTTAATACTAAAGTAGGTGAATTTAGCCTTATAATTAGACGTGGAGACGATAATACAAAAAATAAAATTGTACTAGAAACTTTTAATAACGTTTCTTTAGACCCGAATTCTTCTAATTACATAGAAAGACAAATTGGTAACCAAACACTATCCAAGACAACAGATGGAGACGGTGCTACTTTTGTAATATCATCAGGAGAATATGTTACAAGATCAAATTATATTAGAGTCGCTTCAGTAGCAAACAAGACAATAGATTACTTAGGTAATGACGGACTAACAGTAGGAGTAGCATCTGATGGCTTTTCTTATTCAGGATCTCTACCGTCTAAATCTTCTGGTTCTTTCTTTGGAGCAACTGGTTTAGAAGCTTCTTCACATAGAGCAATGAAATTTAATGGAGATATATCTAATCTAGATACTCAAGGATTAACAGGTCCTAACTATACAGATGCTATTTCAATATTAAACAACAAAGACGAATACGTATTTAACGTTATATCAGCACCAGGTTTAATATATGACTTCGCTACTCACAAAGCACCGATTGATTCTATTATCTCTTTAGCAGAGACAAGAGGAGATTGTATCGCAGTAGTAGATGTAGAGCAATATGGAGCAACAGTATCCAATGCAACAGCAGCAGCAAATACAATTAATAGTTCGTATGCAGCTACTTACTGGCCTTGGTTACAGACTCAATCTGAGTCTGGTAGAAACGTATGGATACCTGCTTCGACAGTTATTCCAGGAGTATATGCCTTTACAGATGGAGCAGCAGCACCTTGGTTCGCACCAGCAGGTCTTACTAGAGGAGGTATTGGAAATGTTATACAAGCAGAAAGAAAGTTAACGAGAACTCAAAGAGATACTCTTTATACAAATAACATTAACCCAATTGCAACGTTCCCAGGATCTGGTATTTCAGTATTCGGTCAAAAGACCTTACAAAAGAAAAAATCAGCTCTTGATAGAGTAAACGTGAGAAGACTATTAATTTCACTTAAGAAATTTGTAGGAGATGTTTCTAAAACTTTAATATTCGAACAGAATACTATCCAAACTAGAAACGCTTTCTTATCGCAAGTTAATCCTTACTTAGAATCAGTAGTACAAAGACAAGGTCTTTACGCTTTCAGAGTAGTAATGGATGACACAAACAACACTGCAGACGTAGTTGACAGAAACCAATTAGTAGGTCAGATATTTATCCAACCAGCTAAGACAGTAGAATACATCGTACTTGACTTTACAGTTGAGCCAGGTGGAGCAACTTTTGCAGGATAATTTAAAACGTGAATATTTATAATAAACGAAAATAAAATGGCAGTATTAGATCCAAACGAAATAATGTTTAAAGCCTTTGAACCTAAGGTACAGAATAGGTTTGTCATGTATGTAGATGGAATTCCATCTTTCATGATAAAATCTGTAACTGCACCTTCATTTGAGGATGAAGAGGTGAAGCTTGATCATATCAACACATATAGAAAAATCCGAGGAAAAAGATCTTGGAATAACATGGACATGACATTATATGATCCTATAACACCTTCTGGAGCACAAGCAGTAATGGACTGGGCTCGTTTATCTTATGAATCCGTAACAGGAAGAGCAGGATACTCAGATTTCTACAAAAAAGATTTAACATTAAATCTATTAGGACCTGTAGGTGATATCGTATCAGAATGGATTATTCAAGGAGCGTTTATTACAAACATGCAACAAGGATCGTTTGACTGGGCAAATTCAGATGCAGCAGAACTACAGATTACAGTAGCAATGGATTATTGCGTTCTCAACTACTAAACATTATAGTATTAAAAATAAAGCCCGACTTTTTGTCGGGTTTTGTTGTTTTATAAAGTTATTTATCTTATATTTATATATAACTATAGTTACACAAAATAAAATTTATGAGCACAGAGACTAAATTCCCAACGGAACAAGTTGAATTACCTTCAAAAGGCTTATTGTATTCTAAAGACTCACCTTTATCATCCGGAACGATAGAGATGAAGTATATGACTGCAAAAGAAGAAGATATTTTAACAAATCAAAACTACATTGAAAAAGGCACAGTAATAGATA